GCAAAAGTTAACGGCACTACACCGTTAAATAACCAAAATTTGGTATTTATGGGAAACAGACAGATAGCAGGGGAGAGTGTAATTGTAACCCCGCCAGATTGGAGAGTTGCCGAGTTTATCGCTATTGAGGCATTAAGATTAACAGACGGAGCGCCAATTGCTCAATATGTAACCGTAGCAACTGCAAGAGATATTATAGGTAATTTGGGATTAGCTTCGTTGGCTTATTACAACACGCCACTTTCATTAACTGATATTGGAGACCCTAACTTATTGTTTAGCGGTCAGGCTCAAGTTAATTTAAAAAATGATGGCTATACAATTGTTGGCACTAATTCAAGTTCTACTTCAACTATTATGTCAGAGGTTGTAACTACATATAAGTTTGATACAATTGGTAACCCGGATGTATCATTCAAATATTTGAACTATGTGAGAACTGGATACGGTGCTCTGGAGATTTATTTTAGAACTTTGAAAGCTGATAATTCTCAAGCAAGATTGACAGAAGGTGATTTAGTTGCATTCAGAAAAATAGAAAATCTAAAATCTATTGAAGCACAATATTTGTCAATATACAAACGACTTGCAAGTAGTGAGTTTGTATTGACTCAAGGCGGACCGGATGCCGAGCAGTATTTTTTTGACAATCTTGATATTCAATTGGATTTGGCAAATGGTAAAATTACATCTTCTGGAAAGTTGCCTGTTGTAACTCAAATAAGAGAGTTTAATATTGCATTCCAGATAGCATTTACAATATCAGCATAAGGAGGAATAAATGGCTTTACCAAATAAAAGTAATTTAGGTATTTTTGTAAACGGAGTTTTGATTCCGGTTGTACCTAACTCAGTTGTATACAACAACGGATATAGTGAAGTAACCGTAAAATCAGCAAGTATAGGCGGTGGCGCGGCTACATCCGTGCACTCAGAAAATGTTGAAAATAAATTTTCTGTTTTAAAATTCAAAGTATATCCGCAAGACCCAATTCTTGCATTGTTTCCAGCATGGAAAGCGGCTATTGCTGCTAATACATGTTCAGGGGTTGATAGAACCGGAGCGCCTTTTACAATGATTGGTGCAAGTTTTGTGAACAACCCTGATATACCACCAACACCCGACGGAGAAGTAGAAATCGAATTTCGTGGAGATCCAAACGGATAGGAGAAGTAAATGAGAAACGATAGAAAAGCCGGGTTAATGGTTATAGAAACAAAAAGACCGTTCAAAGTATCTGAGGGCGGTCAATATGTTGATAAGACAAAAATTGTCTGTAAAGATATCGGTGTTAATGAAGAAGCTGAATATATAGCAATGGATTTACAGCAATTGTTAATGTCGGCAATGTTTGACATGGCAAATAATGTTGACAGAAGCCATGCGCAAAATACAGAGGAAGAAGATACCGGATTCTATGACAATAATAGTCCATCTACAAAAGAAGTTGATGAGGTTGGAAACGGTCTTATGACTATGGTTAATATGTCAACAAAAGTAAAGATGTCTGATTTTATCAGGAAGTTTGTTGATTTAATTGGATTCGGTTTATTTGAAGTTGATGGAAAGCGGTTAAATATGGAGTCTTGGGGAACTATTGGACTACAAGACAAACAGAGAATTGTTTTTAATTATATTGCTTTTTTCGTCAATCCCTTGCAGAATGTTGCTTCATCAACTGGCAAGAAGGAAGATGCACAGCCAGACCTCTTTACAAATTAGAACAGGCTGTAAGGGTAATACGATTTTTAAATGGTGGCATAACTTATGTAGATTTTATGAGTATGTCATCATTTAAGAGAAATGCAATAATACAAATGGTTAATAAAATGCAGGAAGAAGAGAATGGCTAATACTATTGAGTATGTTTACCAGTTAGTAGATAGATACACACCGCAACTAAGCAGAATGCGAATGGCTCAAAAAACCTTTGCAAAAGATATTGACAGGGCAAAAGGCGACTTGGCTAATTTTCAGAGTGGGATTAGAACATTTACAACAGTTGCGGCAGTTGGTGCTGTTGGCGGTTTGACTGCCGCCGTTGCTGGCATGGTAAACGAAGCAAGCAAGATTGAAAATGTAACAGCGGCCTTTACTCCTTTAATGGGAAGTGCCGAAAAAGCTACAGAGCTGGTAAACAGACTCAATACAGAAGCGGCCACAACACCTTTTCAGTTTGAAAATATAGCCGGAGTCGCTAATCAATTATTACCATTGATGGAAGGCGATATAAATAGGGTTGCCGATACATTCAGATTTTTAGGGGATACTGCTGGGGGTAATGCTCAGAAGCTTGAGAGTATAGCAAGGGGTTACTCTAAAGCATTGGGAAAAGGCAAGGCTGACATGGAAGCTTTGAATATGATTACCGAGGCCGGAGTACCAATCCTTGACCAGATGTCTAAGAAGTACGGTGTATCAATAAATAAATTGTATGAAATGAGTTCAGCCGGGGAGATAACATCTCAAATGTTAACAGATACATTCAAGACTATGACTAGCGAAGGCGGAATATTCTTTAAAGGTATGGAAATAAGCTCTGAAACATTCTCAGGCGTAATGAGTACCCTCAAAGATAATATAGCATTGACTATGGCAGAAATGGGAAGTGTTGCACTGCCTATCTTGAAAGAGTATGCAAAAAAAGCCACAGACGTAGCACAAGCTGCTAAAGCATGGGCGCAGAATAACAAGGAAGTTATCAAGGCTAATTTTGAAAAGTTTTTTAAAACTATAAAAAATATTGTTACCGTTGCTATTGCTGCAGGGAAAGCAATGTATAATTTATTCAAGGTAATTAAACCTATATTGCCGCTGATTGTAGGAATAGCTGTTGCATGGAAAGCTTATAGAATAAGTATGATGGCTGCTGTTGCAATCGGGCCTGTAGTTAAGTTTGTAGGAATAATTATGAGAATGGCAAAGGCTCAACAAGGGGTTAATGCTGCTCAAGCTATATTTAATGCTCTTGTGAGGGCTAATCCAATCGGAATGATTATAACTGCTGTAGGCGTTGCAATAGGATTATTTTATATTCTATACACAAGATCAGAAACTTTCAGAAATATTGTACACGCTGCCGGAAGGATATTAAAGACAGTAGTGTTATTTCACATTAAAGCAATTGTAACTACAGTAAAAGCATTGATAAGTTTTGCAGGTAAGTTAAAAGATTCATTCATGAATATTATTACAAGCGATTCATTTTCAGGATTAAGAGTTATATTTGATTTATTGTTTCCTATATTCAGTATTATTCAAGAAATAAGAATGAGATGGGAATATATTAAATTAAGTTTTTCGGAAGGCGGTGTTGCTGGTATCTTGAGAGGATTTCAGGCAATAGGGAAAACATTATTAAGCGGGGTCTTAAGACCATTTGAGAAAGTACTTGAGGTTGCTGCTAAGTTTGATCCTACAGGATTAGCACAAAAAGGTCTTGATAAAATAGCAAGTTTCCGAGAGTCGATGTTTGCTGATGAAGAAGAAATGAGGCGTAAAAAAGAAGCTGCTGAAAAAGAAGCCGCAAAGAACATTGAAGCTATAAATAAAGAATTGTCAGCTCAGAACATCAAGAAAATGCAATATGAAAAGCAAATGGCATTAGATAAAAATAAGGCCATTTCTGATTCAGCAAAGAAAGCAGCTGATGATGCAAGCAAAGCAAGCGATAAAATGGCTCAGCGTGTAACAGCGACGGCCGGAGATATTGCAAAACAAAAATCAGATTTTGAGAAAAAATATGTAAGAGAAAAAACTCAGGCCGAGTTAACCGTCGATAGAATAAGAAGATCATTGAGAACAGGAACAGCAGAGCAAAGAATCGGCAAGGTGAAGGGCGTTGTAAGTGGAATGCCAGAAGTTTCTTCTATAGTAACTAATCCGCAAGTAAATAATTTACAGACTGTAAAAGTTCCTGAAAGAACAGCGCCTACTACACAAAATGTAAATGTAGATGTTGGCCTGACGGTGGTAAAAGAGAAGGGAATTGAGGTTAAGCCTTACAAAGCAACGGGAAATACAGGGGTTAATATGAGGTATCTAACAAAATGAGTTATAGCACAGCATTATTAGCAAGCAGTTATAAGAATGTTCCTTTTTTTGTTCGGCAAGAGCAAATAAATAACTATGGTCAAAAAAGAATACAGCATGATTACCCTTCAAGTTCTACAAGATACGAAGAACCTCAAGGGGTTGCACCAATTGATATTACTGTAGATATTTTCTTCTCAGGATCAGACGCTAAAGGCGATTATGAACTATTTAAATTAGCTGTTGAAGATAGCGCCCCGGGGTTGTTGATTATTCCCGGATTTGGCGCGTTTGAGAATATAGTTGCAAGACCGGCAAATGCCTTGTTAAGCCAGACAAGTATCGGAGAGATTTCTACAAGTGTAACATTTTCTGAGACTGTTGAAAAGCCATCTCCTACAACTGCCTCGGCAAGTTCTACAGATGTAGCAAGCGCTGGTAATGGTGCGGCTGTAAGTGTAGGGGGTGCATTTTGAGTTACACAGTTCCTATAACTACAAATAATAGAAATACTGTAATATATGATCTAAACCTATTAGCTGATGATGTGTTAAAAATTACTGGAAATAAAAGTGCTTATGATGAGTTCGTTAATAAGATAAATCAATCTATATATAATAAAGACACATTGAAAAAGATATTATTTAATCAGTCTAAACCTTATGGGTTTTTAGAGAGAATCAGGCTTGAAACTAATAATTATGATATGTTTGATAAAATTACTTGCCTTGGATTTGATTACACTAATGAGATGTCCGATATAAACGTTGATATTAGACCAGCACCGAGTCTTGTGGCTGGTAGATTAGTTTGTGATTATGATATTCCGGTTTGGGAAGAAACAACACAAGAGAGAATAATAAGAAATGCCAACAGAATAACAATTATAAATAGTTTTAGGGTATTTGGATTGATAGGGATGTTAAACGAAGCTGCAAAGAGAAAATATACCACAACTGATGATATTAAAGAAGTAAGGAATAAAATAAGCAATGTATTTGAAACAATAATTGATAATGATGAAACAAGGATATTGATTCCTGACATTAAACAGTCTATGCAAACACAATTTGACCGAACGCTTGAGGTATTAACACAAAAAGAGCAGAACGCTTATAATACAACTACAATAAAATTAGAGAGAAAATATGCATCTCAGTTAATTAGTTACCAGCTATACGGTGAGTTAATTAAAAATGAGACTGATTTAAATAATTTTTCTGATATTATTAAAGGTCTTAACCGTCAAGAGGCCGCCCATGCACTTAATGGTGAAATAAGGATTATTCAGGTATGAGCTCTAAAGTCGAAGTGAATGGAAATAGTTATACTGAATTCAAACAAATAGATATTTCTGATAGCTTAGATGACTTTGCTAGAACAGCAAGGCTTATTATAACAGAGCCGGCAAATAACAGTAGTATTATTAAAATAAATGATAAAGTTTCTATTTACCTTGATGACATCAAAGTAATTACAGGATATGTTGAAAAGATAAGCGACTCAGAAAGTGATAACAGCCATGACATAAATATAGAATTAAGAAGTTTAACCGCAGATTTAATAGATAGTTGCTGTCCGGACGATTTAAAGTTTTTGGAAGGTGTGGCAACTTATAAAGATTTAGTGCAAAAAGCAATTGACGCTCTGGGGTTGGATATAACAATTACAGACGAAGTAAATATAAGTTTTTCAGATGAAATAAAAAGTGCTGAATTAGGGCAAACTTGCTTTGATTTTTTAAATGAATATGCAAGAAAAGCACAGGTGTTTTTAAATAGTGATGGAGATGGAAATGTTTTAATCCGTAGACCAGGTGGAAACTTAACAACATGGTTAGTTGAAGGTAATAATATATTAGAGAGCAGAATTGAATTAGATTATAGTCAAAGATTTAACAGTTATACAGTATATTCTAATAGCAATGTAACAGCCGAAGGGAATACAGATAATTTAAATGTATCAGGAAATGCTGTTGATAGTATTATCAATAGTACAAGGATTTTTGAAAAAAGAGCAGAAAAACCCATGACAGCCGATGAATGCGCAAACGCCGCTATAGAAGAGGCAAATATAAGAAGGATTAGAGGGTTTAAATATAGTTGTAAGGTATCAGGATTCAGTGGTAATGATGAATTATGGGAAATCGGAAAACTTGTTAATATTAGAGATGACAAAAAAGGCGTAAATGGTGCTTATGTTATTAAGGACATAAATTATACTGTTACAAGTGGTGGAGATTATACAAGCATGACAATGACATTACCAGACGCTTATAAATTGACAGCGGAATTACCGGGCAGTGATGCGGCCGCAATAGATCAAGCTACTGTATACAATGAGGGTTAAATGAATATATTGCAAAAGATAATGAACTTAATAAAATTATCAATGAAATCTGAAACTGTTGACGAACGTACCATTAAGGTTAATATACTTGGCAAAGACAAAAACGCTATTAAATATCAACCTTATGGTATACAATATCATTTGCCAGATACAGATATACTCAATATAGTGTTACAACAGGAAGGATATGAGGATAGTTTAATAGCAATACCTTTTAATATAAAAGATTTAGAAGATAATTTGGAAGAGAAAGAAATAAGAATAGGAGAGCCGACTCAAGAAAGTAGAATAAAGTTTTTATCAAAAGTTGATGATGCCGATGCTGATGAAGTGTATATATATAGTCCAGAAAAATTAACTATTGATATAAACGAAAATCTATTATTAACAATAGAAGAAGGTGAAACAATTTTTGAAGATGATAATGGAAACGTTATTACAATAGATGACTCTGGTATTATAATAGAAGATGCATATGGTAATATAATAACAATGGATAGCTCTGGTATGGCATTAGAAGATTCAAATGGTAATGAGGTTGCAATGGGAGATTCTAGTGTAACAATAAACGGAGCAAGCAATTTTGAGGTGTTACAATGAGTGAGTTTATAGCAAATAATAGTATGACATTTAAGTTTGAAAATCCAGCTCATAGCGGAACTGTAACAATAACTACTCCGGCTAGTACTAAAGTAAAGGCTGGAGGTGTTGGTGTACATAAAGATAATATGGCAATAGTAATATCCAATGGTTCTGATGGTTCAATAACAAATGCGACAGGATCAGGGGTGATAAATGCCACAGCACAAAAAGCTAAGGCTGACGGTGTATTGGTATTAAGGGAAGGGGACAAAAATAATATTCCTATTGTAATGACTGGAACAAATCCTAGTCCACCTCCTCCAACATCTACCTATACTACAGTTGTAGTAATTGATGATCCCGGGCAAGATAAAGTAAAGGCAGGATAAAATGCAAGATTTTAAAGTTACACAAAAGACAGATACCACATTTGATATATCAGTACAAAACAAATTGTTTGAAACAACAAGCACAATAGATACAGGTATTAACTATCAATTGTTTCTTAATAAGAGGGCTGATAAAACACAAATTGCTACACCTAGAAATAGAGGTGGCTGGATGGGAGATCTTATAACAAAACCAGATTATCAATCAGGAAGTTTTATATATACTAAGTATACGGATAGGAATACACAGTCTAATAAGAATGATATTGCGGAGTTTGCAAAATTAGCTTTGAAATATTTTAGAAAAATAGGCGCCAAAAAAATCACTGCTGATGTTGTTGAAAACAATATATATGGTATAATAAACATAGACTCAGATCAAACTTTGAAATACAGTGCATTGTGGAGGGTTGAATAATGCCATTACCGATAAAAACATTTAAAGATTTTGTTAATAGTGTTATAGGTAAGTTTATAAAAGAACTTCCAGAGGTCGATCCTACAATAGACGCAAGTTTGGCAAAAACAATGTCAATTTCTTCCGCTATATCAGCAAGTAATTTACAGGAAGGCGTGCAAGGTGTTGTTAATCAAGCATTTTGGCAGACAGCTGATGGGGATTTTTTAGCAAAAAAAGGTGAGTATAATAAAGTATTTCAGAATCAACCACAAAGCGCATTAGGAAACGCTTGCGTAGAAGGCGTGATTGATACTATTATTACAGCAGGAACTAATTTAACAGGTTCAAACGGTGTTACATATCAGGTATTGCAAGACGCTTCTGTTCAAGAGTACGTTGGTTCATGTGCATTAAATTACAGTGCTGGAATTGTAACAGTAACTACCGATGCCGTTCATAACTTAGCCACTGGATTAAATATTACTATTAGTGACGCTACGCAAACAGCATATAACGGGACTTTTTTAATAACTGTAATCGATGAAAATACATTTCAATATGATCTTTTAGCAGGTGCTTTGACTTCTGATCTTGGTAATTTTTCAGGAACTTATGCAGAAATGAGTTTGCAAGCATTGTCTACAGGGCAAAATACAAATATATCTGCCGGTGGCACTTTGTCGATAGATGTAACTGATATAGAAGAAACTGCATATGCAAGTTATGATGGGATAACAGGCGGAACAGATGAAGAGTCAGACGATGATTATAGAGTAAGAGTTGGTGAGGCTAATTCTACTACACCCGGAATAGCTACTCCATCAGCAGAGATATTTAGTGCCAAAAAAATAGCAGGAAATACTAGGGTATTTGTAGTAAGAGGTCAAGAAAATTCATCTGGAATACCGGGGGATTCTGGTTATATACCTTCATTAGGGCAGACTGTTATATACGTTGTAAGGGATGATGATGTATCTATTATACCTAGTCAATCCATACTTGATGCTACAAAACAACAGATATTAGATGATGGAAATTGGCCAACACTTACACCGGAAGAAAATTTATTTGTTTTAGCTCCGATTCTTGTAGAACAGGATTTTACAATTTCAAACCTTACACCGAATACAATTACAATGCAAAATGCTATTACAGAGAGATTGGTGGATTTTTTTAGAGACTATGCGCAGGTTGGAAATCCTACATACACAATACAGTTTGATGATCTTAAAACGTTTCTAAGGAGTGTTGTAGATTCAACTGGTGCAAGAGTTGAGACTATAACAATAGATAACCCTAATTTGGATATAGTAGCACAATCAGGTGAAATATACACAAGAGGTACGGTAACATTTGTATGAAAAGCTTGAATGATTATAAAGCATTTACTGATAAAGAAGCTCAAAACTATCTTGCTCAAGCATTACCTGATGGAAAACTAACAGCAAATAGGTTTGATTCTGATTCATATATGTATAAACTGATTCTTTGTATGTCGGAAGTGATTAAGATTATTACCGGACAATTGTATACATTAGCAAAAAACTGGAATATTCAAAAAGCAGAGGAATTGTTACCTGAATGGGAGGAGTCTGTTAGTATAGGCACGAAATACCCTGTATTAGATACAATAGAAAAAAGAAGAGATGCAGTTGAGAGAAAAATTAGCAAAATACCTGTATATAATATAAGACCTGCTACGGATGATGATACTACTATAGAAAATTATGTCAAGAAATTGACTGATATAGATATTGTAATCCAAAGTGCCGGAGAATTAGAGTCAACTTCTGCTTTCCCATGCTCATTTCCTATACAATTTGGGACTCCGTACCAGCAAAGGCAATTATTATTGATTGTAAAGATTGATTATGGAAGTGATGTATTAGCAAACAATCAATTTCCTATGCCTTTTCCGGTAAGATTTTTTGATACAGAAATTCCAGACGCAACCAAAAGTTTGCTTGATATAGTTTTAGATGATGTAGTTCCTAGTTTCATGAACTGGGAATATGAAATATTAACATAAAAAGGAGAAATTCATGTTAGATATTGCTGACAAATTAGATAACACCGCAGGAGCAACCGGAGAGCTTAGTGCCGACGAATACAACGACCATAAAAATGAGATTCAAAATGCCGTTGAAAGTTCTGGACAGGCATTAAGCGATATAAAAACACCTGAACAGCTGGGGCGTGCTATGTTTATTTACGGAACAAGTGCGCAATCATTTCAAGATTCAGGTTCAGGAAACCAGATTGTATTAACGCCTATTACTGGTGCTAACGGTTTAATCGTTCCAGACGATTATGCTAGTATGGATGGTATGATAGTAACATTCACGAAATCAACACCTACCACAAGCACATCTGTTACTGTAAATATAGGTCAAACTACAGGTACATTGTTAGGTGCAAAAGATGTTACTGGTTTTCCTGTAGGAACTCAGGGGTATTTAAAAATAAGATATAGTATTTCAGGAAATGAATGGGAAGCGGTACTTGACGGGGAAGGTGTTTTTGTAGAAAAAACAGGCGATACAATGACCGGGCCTTTGGCAATAGATGTAGGTACAGCAGATATAGCATTAACATTAGAATCTTCTGATACAAATATAATTATAGAAATGTCAGATGACACTACCACAGACGCAAGAGCTATAAGACGCACAGGAGATTTATTAGAACTTAATCCACTTGCAGGAAATGTCAATGTCGGTAGTACAGGGTTTGCAGCAGACTTATTAGTATATGGAAATCTGGAAACTAGAGCAGCAGCGACTTTTATAGGAGCAGTGGATTCTCTTTTAATATTAGATTCCAGCACTGCTGATGTGGTTATAAATATGGAAGACCCAACTACCACAGACGCAAGAGCAATAAGACGTACAGGAAATAACATAGAATTAAACCCATTTGCCGGAAGTGTAAGCATAGGAAGTACTAGTAATGCTGCTGATCTGTTGGTTTATGGCACTTCTGAAATGAGGGGTTTAATAACAATTACAAGTTCTGTAAGCTCTTTATTATCATTAGAGTCTAGTACCGCTGATGTTATTATAAACATGGAAGATAATACAACTACAGATGGAAGGGCTATTCGTAGAACTGGTGACTTATTAGAATTAAATCCTATAGCTGGAGATGTTAATATAGGAAGTGCTTCTAATACTGCTGATTTGTTAGTGTATGGCTTTGCAGAAATAAGAGCAAAAACAACTATTAAAGGCTCTGCTGATACTCTATTATCTGTAGAATCTAGCACAGGTAACGTAATTATTGCAATGGAAGATGACACTACTACAGACGGTAGAGCAATAAGAAGAACAGGAGATTTGTTGGAACTTAATCCTATTGCAGGTGATGTTGTAGTTGGAGGCACAGGAAACGCTGCTGATTTAGAAGTTAAAGGCTCTATAACAGCCAACGGAAATCCAGTAGCAGAATATTATACTGGTACAACAGCTACAGAAACGGATTTACCTGTCGGTGAAATAATATCTGTTAGAGCTCCTTCTACAACAAATATCTCTTTAAATGCCCAATATACAAATGTTTATTATGTCACAGTTGCACCTGCTAATGATTACTATCAAATAGGATCAGGAGATGGTCTAATGCTTGGCACTTGGATAAATCGAGGCTATGCTGGTACAGATGGTACTAATAGGTATTGGATATTTAGAAGAATATCATAATGATGTATAAAAAAGAATAGAGGAGTTAAAATGAGTAAATTATTAGATATAATTGTAATTATGTCATTTTCTGGATTTTTCTATTATACTTTAGAAGTGTAGGCTGGACTGCATTGGGAATACCAGTATATGGTATGTGCTATATATTATTTAATTCCGTCTGGTTATAGGAGATTATATGGAAGAAAAAAAACAAACAACTGGTAAAAAATTAGGAACTGCTGCGTTTGTTATATCAGAAATTATTGCTGTTTTTGTTATTATAGCAGTTTGTATAAATGTATTTATTGAGAAAAAAATAGACGTTAATTTAGTTAGTGCATTGTTAATGTTTCAAGGTAGTGTTTTTGTAACTGTTTGGGGGGCAAAGGCATCAAGTAATTTTGCTAAAAAGAAAAATGAAAAATAACGCTGAATATTGCCTATATTACGAGTTGCAAATAGTTGCTATCCGGCAGCATAGATGGATAGAAAGCGAAAAAGCAGGTCGTGATTTAGGCAAGTTCGCAGAATATGACTGGATTAACAGGTTTGGAAAAATATTCTATCAAGAATGGGGGTGGTTAGTAAATGAGTAGTTTAGCAGTATATACAATTATAATTATGGTAGTGGTTTGTACAATAGCAATATTGATTTTAATTGCATATTTTCAGGGAAAGAAGATCAAGAAATTGAAAAAAGAAAATAGTAATTTATATGAAAGTATTAATAGATTGAAAGATAATATTGAACTATTAGAAAAGCATAATAAGAAAATTGACAAATTAGTACGGGAGACGATGGCAAATGAAAAAGATATTAAATCAGCTAAAACAAAGGAAGATAGGGACAGTAATATGGATATGCTTAATAACCTTAATAACAAGTTGTAAGACTGTAGAATACGTTTATCCTGATTACAAACTCCCTACAGAGCCTATAAATTATAAATATGATGTTCAAGAAATAGAGCAAATAAGATCTGAATTAAGTGCAGAAAATGACATATTATTACAAACTATATTATTGCATTATATTTCTAATTTGCAGGAATGGAATGTATGGGCAAAAACAGTTAAGGAAATAATAAATGATAATAATAGAAACTCTCCTGAATAAATTTGCATGGAATGGATTAGTAAACATTACATTTATTATATTCAATATGATATTTTGTGCTTATTATTTTTATAATTTTAACAGGTTTTTTAAAACTGACAGCAGCAAAACAAGATTATTAAAAAGATATTTTATATGTTTTGTAGCAATCGAAGAAGTTATTTATATTATTGCTTTATTTTTCTGGTATTATTCAGATACACCAGACAGCCTACCTAATTCATATTATGCTATACTTTCAGATAATGCTTATATTTTAGGGGAGAATTACAGAGCAATTAAACATTTTATATTACTCGGATTGATAAGGTTTTTTGAATGGAAGAAATGACAAGATATATAATACTAATTTTAGTATGTACAATATGTGTAATTTTATCACTAACAGCAGTTATATTTTTTGTTAAAACAATCCTCAGATATTTAAGAGAATCAAAAAATATAAAATATTATTATCTATCTGAACACCAGTTAAATAATATATTTCAAGAGATCCGGATGTTAAATCATGAAGAAATAACATTACAGTTTGATAAAATAAATTTAAAACTTAAAGAGAAGGAAGAGTACAAGGCCGCTGTTAGGTTCACAATAAATCTTATTAAAGCAGATGTAACACAAACAATAAACGAACA